GCATCGCTCGCACGACCGCGAAATGAGAATCTGAAAGAGGTCAGACCTTGACTGCTGGCCGCCGCCCGAAGCCCACCGCACTCAAGGTACTCACCGGGAATCCAGGCAAGCGCGCCCTGAACAAGCGTGAGCCGAAGCCTGCGCCGGGATCAACGGAGCCGCCCGACTGGTTGCGGCACCGGGCGAAGCTCCTCTGGAAGAGGGTGGCTCCGCTCGTGATGGGCATGAAGGTCCTGACGCCGGCGGACGTCCACTCTCTCGCCCTCCTCTGCACTGCCTACGCCGAATACCTGGACGCACGCGACGAGGTGCAGAAGCACGGTATGACATATGAGAGCCGCCATCTCCAGATGGACGAAGCCGGGCACACCGTAGAGCGAATCATGATCCGGCCCCGGCCGGAAGTCGCCATCGCCTCGGACGCCTGGAAGCGCGTCTACAACATGTTCCAACAGTTCGGGCTCACGCCGAGCAGCCGTTCGCGTCTCACCGTTGAGGACCCCGATAAGGACGCGAACCCCTTCGAGGCGTGGAAGCGTGGGCAGCAGGCGAAGTGATTCCCGTATCTGGCGGGCACCACTTCCGGAGAAGGCGGTATAACAATTGACCACCGCTATCGCCCCCCCCGTCACCGAGTACGCCGAAGCCGTCCAGGCGGGCCGCATCGTCGCCGGCAAGTGGGTGAAGCTGGCTTGCGCGCGCCACCTGAACGACCTGGCCACCGGCCCGGCGCGCGGCCTGCGTTTCGACGAGCGGGCGTCGGAGCGCGCGATCGCTTTCTTCGGCTTCCTGCACCACAGTAAGGGCGAATGGGCGGGGCGGCCGTTCGACCTGGGCGCCTGGCAGAAGTTCGTCGTCGGCTCCCTGTTCGGCTGGCAGCGCGAGTACGGGCGCTGCCCACAGTGCGCGTCGTGGCTGCCGATGGGGGACGGCACGATTGACTGCCGCGTCTGTTTTGCGCCGGATGACGAAGAGGAGCAGGCACCAGCGGAGACGGGCTGGTTCCGGCGCTTCAGGATCGGATACACGGAGGTTGCCCGCAAGAACGGCAAGAGCACGCTCGCCGCCGGCGTCGGGCTGCTGCTGGCGTTCTACGATGACGAGCCCGGCGCGGAAGTCTTCTGCTCGGCCACGAAGCGCGACCAGGCGAAGCTGATCTGGGGTGAAGCGCAGCGGATGGTGAGGAGCTCGCCGGAGCTGCGCGGCGATATCAAGGTGCTGGTGGGGAACCTCCACTCCGGCAACTCCAAGTTCATGCCGCTCGGCGCTGACGAGGATTCCACCGACGGGCTGAACATCCACGGCAATCTCGTCGATGAGCTACACGCCCACAAGACGCGGACGATGTGGGACGTTCTGATAACCGCGATGGGCTCCCGCCGCCAGCCGCTCACGTTCGTCGTGACGACGGCGGGCTCGGACCGGCAGTCGATCTGCTGGGAGCAGCATGAGTACGGCGAGCAAGTCCTGGCCGGGGTCATCGATGACGATAGCTACTTCGCCTACATCGCAGCGATAGACGAAGAGGACGACTGGAAGGACCCGGAGTGCTGGCCGAAGGCGAACCCGAACCTTGGCGTGTCGGTGAAGCTGGAGTACCTGCTAACCCAGTGCCGCCAGGCGGAGCATTCGCCGGCGAAGCAGAACACATTCCAGCGGCTCCACTGCAACCGCTGGACGCAGCAGGTCGACCGCTGGATCGATCTCGATCTGTGGGACGCTAACGCTGGGACGGTGGACGAGGCGGATCTCGCGGGCCGCGAGTGCTACGGGATGCTGGACCTGGCCACTGTCTCCGACATGACGGCCTGGGTGATGGGCTTCCCCTCCGAGGTTGGGCGGAAGTTCGGGAGCCACATCTGCGATGACGAGTGCCTGGACATCGTGGCTCGCTTCTGGTGCCCGGAGGCGAAGCTGACCGACCCCTCCAACCGCTACGCGGACCAGTACCGGGTGTGGCGCGACAAGGGCGCGCTGAGCGTGACGGTGGGCAACGCGACCGACTTCGCCTTCGTGCAGGCGCAGATACTCAAGGACGCGCAGATGTTCCGGCTCATCGACATGAACGTCGACCGTTTGTTTCAGGCGCACCAGATTGCTGGTACACTTGCCGATGAGGGTATCAAGATATTCGGGCTAGGGATGGGCTTCCTGGGCATGGCGGCGCCGATGGCGGAGTTCCACCGGCGCCTGCTCGGTCACAAGGTCCACCACGGGGGCAACCCGATCCTGCGCTGGATGGCCGATAACGTGGCGGTGAAGCAGGACCCGGCCGGGAACCTGAAGCCGGATAAGGCGACGTCGCAAGGGAAGATCGACGGCATCATCGGGACCGTAGGGGTGATCGACCGCGTGATGCGGCATGAGACCGCTGAGGTCGGGGTGATGTTCGTATGATCGACGGGGCCGACCGCCGCGCGCTGGGCACCTTCGCCATAATGATCGTGGCGGTGGCGGTGGCGACTCTATCGATGGCGGTGGTACTGGCGGTGGCGGTTCGGCTGTTCTTATCCCTGAGTGGAGTGTGACGACATGGGCCTGATCGCTGATACACTACGGATCGGCAACAGGGCGCCCGCCTTCGTGCAATCGCAGGGTGGATGGGGTTCGGCCCCGCCGCAGACAAGCTATCTCAACTTCGCCCGCGCCTACGCCACCAACGAGATCGTCTTCGCCGCTATCGAGTTGCTGGCGTCGTCGGCCGGCGAGCCGCATATCAGCGGCCGCCGCTGGCGCCGCAACAAGGCGACGATCCGCAGCCTCTACGCGGACTACATGTCGAAGGGGCTCACGCGACCCAACGCGCGTCTCGTGGAGAATGGCTTCGTTGAGGAGCTGGATAACCACCCGCTTGTCAGGCTCCTCAACGCTCCCAACCCGTTCATGTCCAGGGGCCAGATGTGGGGCACCGTCGTCATGGACCGCTGCCTGGCGGGGAACAGCTATCTCTACAAGGCGCGGGTGCAGAACGGCCCGCTTAAGGGCACCGTGGCGGAACTCTGGCGGCTGCGCCCGGACCGCGTGCGAGCGATCCCTGACCCCGCGAAGTTCATCTCCGGCTACGAGTACAACCTCGGGACGGAGAAGATCATCTACCCCGCGTCCGACATCATCCACTTCCGGACCCGGAACCCCCTCAACGACTACTACGGGATGCCGCCGCTGATGGCGATCTCTGGACGCATCGACATCGACGGCTACATGAAGGACTTCCTGAAGGGCTTCTTTGAGAACGGAGGCACCGGCCCCGGCGCCATCCTCACGGTCAAGGGCACCCTCAGCGCAGCAACCAGGGAGAAGATCGACGCGGAGCACGACCAGCGCTTCGGCAATCCCAGCCGTCCCGGCAAGCTGATGATCCTCGACAACACCGAGTCCACCTACCAACAGATGGGGCTCAACCGTGGCCTCCGCGACGCACTGCCGAAGGAACTGAACGCGATGCAGGAGTCGCGGATCGCGATGGCGTTCGGCATCCCCGGCTCCATCCTGGGTCTGCTGATCGGCTACGAGTCGTCTTCCTACGCCAACAAGCGGGCCGACTGGCAGGTTCTGTGGGACGTGACGATGGCCCCGATGCTGAGCGACCTGGACGACGTGCTGAACCTGTCGCTGATTCCCGACTTCGGGGGAATCGATGAGGTCTACTTCGACCTGGACGACATCAAGGCGCTGCAAGAGGACGTGGACAAGATTCAGAAGCGGGAGCGTGAGAACTTCCAGGCAGGTGCGATCAGCCTAGAGGAGTTCCGCGACGCCATCGGGCGCGATCCTGACATCAAGGAAGGGACGTTCTTCGTGCCGTCGAACATCCAGCCGGTGGAGTTCGATGATCTGTGCTCCGAGCCGGAGCCGATGCCGATGCCCGCCGAGGAGTCGGAGGTGGAGATGCCGATGAAGGAGGAGATGGCGGCGTCGCTATCGTGGGCCTCGATGCCGGATAGCGTGAACACCATCGTTGCCGTGCCGCGCTGCCCGACGTGCAGCCGTGGGATTGGGCGGAATATCCAGGCCGGCGGCGAATTATGGTGTCGGAATTGCAAATCTGAGTTTGTAGTCCGGCCATCCCCCTCTCTTGACAACTTGAACCGCTAATCCGATAATACTGACAACTGAATATCGCAGAGCCTTAGCGCTCTTTCGCGGACCATAGCGTCCCTCTGGGGCGCTATTTTCGTTTGCGAGGGAGTCTATGGAACAGAAATTTACGAGTCTGAAGCCCACGGCAGACCTGCCGAGGCTACACGCCATCCTTGCCGCCCGCGCCGTAGCCGACCGCCAAGGCCAGGGCTGGTACTCAATAACCAACCTCTCCCAGACCGAGGCCGAGGTCGTCATCTACGACGAGATCGGGATGTACGGCGTCACAGCGGGCGACTTCATCAACGCCATCCGTGACATCAAGGCCAGCACGATAACTCTGCGAATCAATTCCCCCGGCGGCGACGTGTTCGATGGCATCGCTATCTTCAACGCTATCGCTCGTCACCCAGCCACCGTCAACGTCTACGTTGACGGCATCGCGGCCTCCGCCGCGTCTTTCATCGTCCAGGCCGGCGACATGAGGACGATGATGCCGCACTCCCAGATGATGATCCACGACGCGCACGGCCTAGTCATGGGGCCAGCGGACGACATGCGGAGGATGGCGGACGTGCTAGACATGAACTCCAACAACATCGCGTCCATCTATGCCTCGCGGGCTGGTGGCACGGTGGAAGAGTGGCGGGCCAAGATGCGTGAGGAGACGTGGTTTGATGACGTGGCGGCGGTCAGGAACGGGCTTGCGGACCGCATCGAGGGCATGGACTCCGAGGCGCTTCTGGAGGCCGAGATCGTGGACGACCCCGACCCGGAGCCGGAGCCCGAACCCCCAGCGCCGCCCGACTACGCGGCGCTGTTCGACGAGATCGTCGAGGGCGAGTCGGACGCGATCTTCGGCATCGTCGTGGAAGAGGAATACGTAGGTGTTTAATGCCTATCCCGAAGCCCCGCAAGGGCGAGGGCGAGAAGAAGTTTATATCCCGCTGCATGGGCGACGACGTAATGCAGGAATACGACCCACCACAACGACGGGCGATATGCCAGTCCCAATGGGAAAGGAGAACAGAGGACATGGCTGAAGACAAGGCCAAGACGGTCGAGGTAAAGATCGTCCCTGAAACCCCGGAGGAGATGCAGGAGTTCCTGGCCGACGACAAGCGCTCGGCCCAGGTCTTCGGCGACCCTGAGCTGCGGGCCGAGTTCCTGAAGAACTACGTCCGTAACGTGAACAAGGCACGGCCCGACATCCAGCGCATGATCGACGACGGCGTTCAGAAGGGCATGAAGCAGTTCATGATCGAGAACGGCGTTGAGCGCCCGGACGTGACCGTCAATCTCAAGGAGCTCCCACAGAAGGGCGCCGCCTACAGCCGCCGGGCCATCGGCGCCGCGCTCGACAAGGAGTTCACCGACACGGCAGACTTCCTGCAGAGCATCTACCACCAGAACCCGGCGGGTGTGGACCGCTGGCGGAAGATTCGCGCCGACTACAGTTCGATCGAGCCTTCCAGCGGCGGATTTTTGGTTCCTGAAGTCCTGCGCTCCGAGCTCCTGCGCGTAGCGTTGGAGACGGCCATCGTTCGGCCTAGGGCGCGGGTAATCCCGATGGACTCCAGTCGAGTCCCGTTCCCGACCATCGACAGCACCACCCACGCGACGACGGTATTCGGTGGTGTAAGTGCATCCTGGACGGAAGAAGGGGGTTCGTTGGCCGAGTCCGAGGCGCGGTTCGGCAGGATCGTGCTGGACGCCTCCAAGCTGGCGATTCGGTGCGACGTCCCGAACGAGCTTTTGCAGGACTCGATCATCAGCTTCGCGGCCTTCATCGACTCCATCCTCCCGGCGGCGATTGCCTGGTTCGAGGACACGGCGTTCATGACCGGCCATGGCGTCGGCCAGCCCTTGGGCGTGCTGAACTCTCCGGCGATCGTTGAGGTCAGCAAGGAGACGGGCCAGCTCGCAAGCACGATTGTCTGGGAGAATGTCGTCAAGATGTACGCCCGGATGCTGCCGTCCAGCCTCAACTCGGCGGTGTGGGTGTGCAACATCAACACCTTCCCGGAACTGGCGACGATGAGCCTTTCGGTCGGCACCGGCGGCTCGGCCATCTGGCTGAACAACGGCGCTGCGGGTCCGCCCATGAGCATCCTCGGCAGGCCGGTCATCTTCACGGAGAAGTGCCCGACGATCGGCACTGTAGGCGACATCAACTTCCTGGACTTCGGCTACTACCTGATCGGCGACCGCCAGCAGATGCGGGCGGAGTCCTCGGTTCACGCGCAGTTCACAACGGACCAGACGGTCTACCGGATCATCGAGCGGGTCGACGGACGCGGCTGGATTCAGTCGGCCATCACCCCGCAGGCCGGCAGCACTCTGTCGCCGTTCATCAGTTTGGCCACAAGGGCATAACAAAAATAGCCAGCCCCGGCAGGCAATAAACCCCCTGCCGGGGCCAAGACTCAGGGGGCAATCAACCCCCTCCTGGGACGGGCATAGGAGGTTGAAATGACGACACGGATAGGAGCCTTGGGGCGGCTGTTCGACATCGGTGCCGGGATTACTCCCGTTAACCTGAACACGGGGGCCAACACCGGCAAGCGCATCAGCATGGAGGACTGCGAGGGGATAACCTTCGTGATCTTCGCCGGCGTTGGGACGGCGGCTAGCGACATCCCCTGTGACTTGCAGGAGTACACCGCCTACACAGGCGGTACGACCGCCGACCTGGACATCATCACTAACTACTATCACAAGTCCGAGTTGGCGCTCGACAACGACGAGACGTGGACATTGGTGACGCAGACGGCGGCATCGGAAATCTCGGACATCGGCGGCGCGGGTACGTCTGGCGAGTTCGAGCAGATCGGCGTCATCGAGGTGACGGCGGACCAGCTCTCGGACGGCTATACC